CCCGTAAGAACTTAAATCCTAGAAACTTTAGAAGTTTTAGATGAGCGGTGTTCCGTTTATCTACAATGTTCCAAAGGAGCTCTTCTTCTCTACTTTCTATAAATCGTTTGGCTTCACGGGCAAAGGTTAAAGGAAATTCATGTATAGCTGGTGTGCATAACATCCAAACTTTACCTCCTTCATTAACACCTGCCATTCCGGCAGTCTTGCCGTTAGGCACTTCGAACCAAACGGTATCTCCATTAAAAGCAGCAAAAGGAAGATAGAAAAGTGGATAATGACCATGGCCTTCATACACTTCTCTATAATCATCCTCTCGAAGATTAGAAGCTACTTCAACAGCAGCCTCCATTGTAATTGGGTGAATGTAATTAGACACGTTGATAGTATCTTGGTGAGTAATCTCCTTCCCAATTCATTGAATGAACTGTAGCTGGAGATGGGTGATTAGATTTTATAAATACAGTTAAGTTTTCGTTTCTATCATAAACAGGTATAGTATGTGTATAACTTTCTGCGATAGCAGGTTTATTTGCCAAGATATTATCCCATTCTAATGATTCTACAGTATAAGTATAATCATCTCTACCTCTTCTCTGTAAGGTTACATCTATAACACCTACGTTTCCAAAATCAAAATTCATCCTATGGATAACTAAAGATCCGCGAGTTTCAGATCGTACCTTTTCACCTTCTTGTCTAGTTATATAAAGTTTAGGTAACTCTACTTCAAACTCATATTCATAACCTATAATTAAATTCTGTTTCACTTCTAAGGTATTTACTCCAGAACCTGTAGAAGTTAAATTTATTGCTGTACCTGCTAGAGCATTCGCCTGATTGGTTGCTAATTTAATTGTACTTGCATCTACAACAATGACATTGTAACCACCGTCAGCAACTAAGCCTCCCACTGCAGAGCCTCCTGATGTTGTAGGTGCTCTATAGATTACAGGATATCCTGTAGTCAGATTATGATTAAGTAAAGTTATAGTCTCTGCAGTTGTATTGACATCAGTATGTGCAAATTGCTGCTTCTCAAACTTCCAGTTACCAGGTAATTCTACAGCTGGATCAGATGCAGACCCTGTTATTTTAGCCGATGGTATATCATAACTTTTACCTGCGTTGTTACCATCTTGTATACAGTATGCGGTGAGTGTTTTTGAACTATAATAACCATCACCTATATTAAATGTTGTGATATCATTATCAGTATCATATGTCATATTGCCATACAATATCTCTTGCTTAGTATCTAAATGGACCCTATCAGCTTTTGGATCAACAGGATCCGTAATAATAGGATCTGGAATAAGATAAGTATCACTACTTAATTTTATGTCAAATTTTTCGAGGGTATATGTACTACCAGTGTTAAGTACGACATAATATGCATCATCTAATATAGTATGGAATATTACATTATTAGGCATAGACCATTTGAACCAAGCAGATTGAGCTCGTCTATCACCAGCTTCAAACCATTTATATCCCCAGACCTCATTTGTAGCAGTATGTAAGGTACTATCTGTAGCGAATAAAAGTAAATCATTCTCAGTAGATGCTGAAATCAACGTAAGATTTTGTGGAAAAATTTTTCCGATAATTTTACTTTGCTCCAGAATAGTAGGTGGTTCTCTAGTAGAAGCATTAGCCAGTTCATAGAACCTAGCATCTCTTGCTGTACTATTTAAGAATCCTACGGTAGTACCTAACGATACAGCAGTAGTATCTGGATTAAAAGCATACGAGGATAGGTAAGTTATCTTAGCTGTTTCAGGTGTTAATAATGCTTCAGCTCCTGAACTCAATAGGAACTGTTCACTAGCACTAAAAACAATTAAACCAGTGTTTGTTTCAACTGCATCAAATAATTTAGTTGGATAAGTAGAACTTGATTGTAAATCAATAGGGTCGGCATTAGATATTGCCATAGCAGTTTTGACCCAGAAATTCTCATACTCATTAACTCTAGATAAAATTACATTTTCTCTACTAAGTAAACCTATTCGGTTCCTAAAGAAGAACATACGTTGTATAGGATAACCTACAAAGGTAGGTTCAGGATTGGTTATATCATCACCAACATCACGTTTACCCCAATCTGGATAATCGAATTGAAAGAATCCATTTGGATAGGATGTAGTACCAACACCACCATTGATAGTATCATACGTCCCAGGCGTAGCTCTAGTGAGCTTCAGAGGCATCGTATCGTTATCGAAGGTAGTTGTTATCCCAGGAGCTGCTACCTCTTCCCACACGCCCTCTCCGAAGCGAGCTGGGTGTACTGTAACATTACCTGATGTAGTACCAGACGCTGAATCTGTAATGGTAAATGTGTTAGCGTCAGCAACACTTGTTATAGTATAAAAACCATCCGTAGCATTTCCACTTGTAAAATCAAGAATAACCTCACTACCATTAGATAGTCCATGTCCTGTAGAAGTGACTGTAACTGTACTCCCTGATCTAGCATATGTAGCATTCTGTACAATATCAGCTGATAATCCTTCGGCTTGGAAACGGAGATAATAATCATCCATATCATCACCACTATTCACTATTCGAACAGTATATCCATGACGACATACACGTGGTAAGTCGGCTATATTATTAGCTTCAGTCGTAGTAACAGTCATCAACTGTTTCTCAGGTGATGTTACACCAAACGGTGTAGCACTATATAAAAATATACCATTACCAACAACTTTACAAGTAAGACCTGTACCACTTATACTATCTAGTGTTGCTTTAATATCTCCAACTATACCAGCCGCTGATACATGTTCTTCAGCATTAGAAGACGTAGGAGCTGGTCTAACCATAGCTATATTAGCTCTGGAAGTTATCGTCACATGTTCTTTGACTGTGACTGTTGTTGTTAATCCCTTTGAAGATGTATGGGTATGGGTATCATCTGTTTGCCATCCTTCTCCACCGAATTGTAACTTTACATAAGCGTTATAAGCATCATGATAGTTATCAGTATCATCATCATCAGTAGGTTGAGGAGTACAACGTGTATCTATTTCATATCTAAGGTTTGTTCTACCACGTGGTATAGTACAATTACCTGAAGTAGTACCCGAGTCTCCGTGTGTTACTGTAAATGTATTAGCGTCAGCTGTAGTTAATATTTCAAAAATACCATCACTTGCTGCACCACTAGTGAAATCTAAAGTTACCGATTCACCGACACTATATCCATGATTAGTAATCATGGCTGTAACAGTGGTTCCAGATCTATTATACGTACCAGTTAAAGCTGTAGTAAGAGGAGGTGACGTAGAGCCTATACCTCTAGCTGAGCTAACAGTTACATACTCTCTACCCATACCAGTGCAGTCACCATTACCAAGGTTTGCACCATCTGAACTAGTACCATTTAATTTTACTATCTCATCTACTACTAGACTTGTAGCACGTGTATGTGAGAACTCTGTATTATCGTTAGGGCTATAAATATCTAATGCATATTGCTTACCATATGATATGGTATCAAGAGATACAAATGCTTCATTTAATTGTGCAGGTGATTTTTGATTATCAGCTTGTAAAATTGCTGTATTCTTCTTTCTGTTAACAAAGAAAGTAGTCTCATTGATAGTGTTAACCTGTATATCAGAAGACTTCTCATCATCCTCAGCTGAATTATCTAAGTACGTAGCTTTATTTGTACCAGGAACTTTAGCATAATCTACAGGTATCTCAACACCATCACTACATCTCCATATTTTTACTGCCCCATCATTAGCAACTTGACCGATATAATGAAGCTCATCAGTTGTATAAATATGGAACCATTTAGCATGGGCTGCAGTAGAAGGTGTTATCGTATTTACTAAGTGGCTACCAGGACGTTTGATTAATTGTCTTACAACATCAGGCACACCATTAACCAGATTCACTACTTGTCCTGGTAACTTTTTTTCATCTGGTTGTGTGGACATACCTAACACATAGCTAGGTATTTTCTGTGTAACACTTGACATTATCTTCTAAGTGATTGATAAGGTTGATAAGATTGATAAGCAGATTCATCTGGCCATCCGAAGAAGGAGTGATCACCTTGATTACATTCATACTCCATACAAGCAGCTCGAGCTTGACCTTCATAGGTCTGTAACATTTGTTGTAGTTGTTGGTTTGATACTAACTGTACAGCTGCTCTTCCGCATGCTTTGTATACTATATATCTTTGGAAGACTGTAGGTATGTCTTCAAAAAGAAGTAGTCTTACTTTATTTACATAGAAGTAATCATCATCTGGATATTCAAATGTATGATTTACTCTATCATATAGTTTCCAAATACTATCAGTAGGGTCTTTTCTTCTAACAAAGTCACGAGTCCTATCCCATGCATCTTCATTATCTATACGGATAACATCAGATCCAATAATGATTTTATTATCTGTAGGACTTACAGTTTCTTTTATATGATACTCTACATTAAATGTCCAACCTTCACTTTGTACGTCTTGGTTACATTCTTTTAATATATTATATATAAATGATATCTCAGGGTTAGCGAAATCTAATCCACCAACAGGCGATTGACCTATGCTACCCAGGATCGCATTGACTGCGGATAGTTCGGTATCGATATCAACGGTTGTGGTAGTCATAGGTATAAATATTTGTGAATAAAAAAAAGGGAGGTAGTGATAC